TAGAAATCGTAATCTGAATTTAGTGATGCAAGTTCAGACCGCCAAAAATGGCTTAGTTTATATCCATTCAGCATCAATTGGCAGGTCTGTTTTTGAACAATTTTACTTAGAGTTAGGCAAAGTATTTAGTCAATGCTTTGATAGTGTTAATCAAGCGCATTTAGCTTTATCTGCACCCCAGTTAGCCTACCCTGCTTTGAAGTCAATAGCGCAGAAGGCTGGCAACTGGGATGGCGCAGGGGGCGTTAAATTTGGTTTGGTTAATGAAATCATCAGATTGACCAATGTTGTTTTTGCTGGCGAAAACGGTTGGGAAACGCTTCCATTTGATACGGCTGTAAAACGCGAAATTTTGGATGAAGATGAGGAAGCGGAAGCGCTTAGTTCTTTAGTTTTTTTTACAGCAATCTCCAAGGTCGCACCCAAGGATCTGAAAAATTCTTTCTTGGAGATGGCTGGGTCACTAAGGAATTGGGAACTCACATCATCGGATTCTACGGCGTTCACGAATGGCTTGCCGATATTGACCAAAAAAGGCAATATTGGAAAGAAAGTGAAGGAGTCATCGGTTATATCTTAGATTTTTTAACCAATGAAGGTTTTAAAGAGTTAATGCAAGAAAATGGCGGTAAATGGGTTGATGCACAAGATTACCGTAATCGTCATTTAATTAAAGCTATCAATAACAGGTCATTTTTTTAACTGAAAGAACAATATGGCAACAAAATCAGTTATTGAAATAGAAATTATTGATGCACAATTTAAAGCTTTTGATGCTCAATTAAAGGCAATGCAAGCCATCATTGCGGGGATGCCTGAGCAATGGAAAGCAATTACAAAAGAAGTAAACGAAGAACAAAAAGCGGAATCTAAAGCTGCTAATGAAGCTGAAAAAGCTCGCAAAAAAAAGATTAAAGAAGAACAAGATTTTAATAAAATCCTAGAAAATCGTAAAAAGGCTTTTATGGATGCCGCCTATTTTACAGGCAACATCGCTAAAAACCTTGCTTCTGGAGCGTTATCAATTGCCAAATGGACTGCTTTTGCCGCAATTGGCGGCGGTTTTGGGTTAGGAGGTCTTGCTGCTAGTGCAAGTGACTACAGACGCAAAGCGCAAGGGTTTGGGACTACTACTGGGGATTTAAGAGCTGCTGAAACTAATCTTGGTAAATATATTGATGTTAATTCTGTATTGGGGAATATAACAAGCCTTCAGCACGATATTACTCAACAATATAAGTTAACTAGATTAGGTGGGGGTAAAGGCGATACTGTTCAGCAATTACAAACAGTAATGACCAAAGCACTTCAAGATTTTAAAGCACATGGTCAAGATCTAAATTACGCTAAAGCTGTAGGTTTAACTGATATTTTTTCACCTGAAGATTTAATTAGATTATCTTCGCTTTCCGCCGATGAATTAGAAAAAACTTGGAAACAATTAGCTGTAGATCGCGAAGCTATGAAAGTTACTGACGCTACAAGTCGTTTGTGGCAAGATTTTTGGGTACAGTTAAAACGCGCTGGTAACGAACTTGAAGTATCTTTTATTAAAAATTTAAAAGATTTAATTCCAACTTTAGTTGAGCTATCTAAAACTATTACCACCGCTATTACAAATTTGCTTTCAAGCGAAAAGTTTAAAGAAGCAGTAAAAAGTTTTGCCGCTTATATTAGTGACCCTCAATTTTTAGATAAAGTTAAATATTTTTTTGATGCTTTAGGTCAACTTGGCGAAGGCATGATTTATGTATTACGAAAAATTGGCGCTTTACCAGAGGATAAAAATGCCGATTTAGCGCACGATAAAAGAGTTCAGTTTACTTTTGCTAAAGAAAACTACGACAAAATGACTGAAACTCAAAAAAAATGGTATCACGACCCGGCAAAAGACCTTAAATTATTGGATTTAGAAGAAAAATATAGACTTCCAACTGGAACTTTAGACGCACTTTGGGAGCAAGAAAGCACTAGAGGAAAAAATAAAGGGGTAAATCGAAAATCTGGAGCTGAAGGCGACTTTCAATTTATTCCCGCTACACAAAAAGAATACGGTATTACAGATCCTCAAGATTTTAATCAAGAAGCAGAAGCCGCGGCTAAAAAAATGCAAGGCTTATTAAAACGGTATGCTGGCGATCCTCAAAAAGGAGAAAAAGCTTTTGCTGCATACAATTGGGGCGAAGGAAATCTTGAAAAAGAAATTGCTAAATATAAATCAGATTGGATTGGTAATTTACCAAAAGAAACAAAAGATTATCTTGCAAATCAAAATCAGATTATCGTTCATATTAATAACACCACTGATACTAATGTGGCAGTAAAACAATTGAGTAATAGATAATGACAACTAACTCAGTAGGACAATCAGCTTTTCAATTAGCGTATGAATATTCCCCAATTCTATTAACTGACGGGATATTGGGATCAGTTTTACCTGTTCCAATTACAGTTATTACAGAAGCGTTAGATGTACCGGGAATTTACAATAAAGAGATTTTTGCTCATTTTAAACCGTTGCCCGGAAGCACTTTAGTAGATTGGCAAATAGCTGAATATCCTTTTGCCAATATGACTGTGGCTGCAAATGCGGTAGTTCAAAATCCTTTAAAAATAAGTATGTTAATGGTTTGTCCAGCTCAAACTGATGGCGGCTATATTTTGAAACAAGCACAATTAACTTTATTGCAAACAATTATTCAAAATCATATTCAAGCGGCTGGAACTTTTACCGTAATAACCCCTGCTTACACTTACACTAACTGTTTATTAACTTCTTTAAGGGATGTTACTAATCCTAGCGATAAACAAGTGCAATTTATGTATCAATGGGATTTTGTCCAACCTTTAATTACTAGTTCTGGTGCAGCTTCAGTTTTGGGTAATTTAATGCAAAAAGTAACTAGTGGAGTGCCTGTAACTTTGGCATATTAATAATGACAACTTTTACCACTTTTACCCCCTCTAACATAACTCCATTTCAATTTAGTCCTACTTTGGATGGAATTACTTACAATGCAATTTGCACTTGGAATGTGTATGGGGAAAGATACTATATTAATATTTACACTCAAACTAGAATTTTAGTAATGAGTAGACCGATTATTGGATCACCCAATAATTATGATATTAATCTGTTATTTGGTTATTTTAAAACTTCAACTTTAGTTTATAGAACTAGCAGTAATCAATTTAAAGTAACTCCATAATGCGTTATTACACAATTGTTATTACACCAAATCCTCTTTTGGGACAAACTTTTGAACCAATTACTTATACAAGTATTGGATTTTTGGGTGATAACTATTCGTGTTTACAAGTTGATTTAGATATATATCAAGCTGCTTCGCATACCCCCGCCCCTTTAGGGTCTATCACTATTTACGGCGTATCTTTTGACGATATTAATCAAACTAATTATTTGCCCGGAGCATTAATACAAGTTTTTGTAGGAATGACCGCGGGGCTTCCTTTTGCTAATCCAGATCAAATTGGATTAATAGTTAAAGGAACAATATTGCAAGCTTTTGGTAATTGGCAAGGAAATAATGTTTCTTTAAGTTTAATTATTACTGGCGGCGCGGTTGATCCAACCGAAAGTATCAACTTACCTCTTTCTTGGAGAAAAGGTGATACTTTGACTAAAGCGATAACCGAAGCTTTACAGACGGGGTATATTGGCTCTAATGTTACAGGAAGTTTTAGTCCAGAGTTAGTAGCAGTGCAAGACGAAGTTGCAATTTATGATAATTTAAAAACACTCGCTGTTTGGGCAAATTCAGCTAGTAAAGCTATTAAATCTTCTCCAAACTATTTTGGAGCGTCTATTGTTAATACTTCTTCAGGATTTGTTTTATATGACAATTTTTCGCCACAAGCAGAAAATACGCTTATAAACTATACCGATTTAATTGGCAGCATTACTTGGTTAAACGTAGCTACAATTTCTGTAAAAGTAGTTATGAGAGCTGATTTAGAAGTAGGAAATTACATTAGTTTCCCCGCTTTAGCCCCTGTAATAAACACGGCTAGTTTTTCTCAATATCGCACTAAAATGGCTTTTAATGGTGTTTTTCTTATTACAAGGCTTAGACATCAAGGAAGTAGCCGTCAAGCCAGCGCAGATAGTTGGGTAACGATAATTGAAGCCAACATTGTGGATGAGCCTCAACAGTTAAGTTTGGAAGAATAATGACGAATTTTTCACAAAAAATTCCTTTAGCAATTTCATTAGCCAACTTTACCGAACAATCAGTACAAGAAGGCTTATCTGGTCTTGGACAAGTTTACCCTTGCACCGTTAAATCTGTTGGATTAGATGGTTCAGGGAACGCTATAGTTACAGTTAATTTTGAAATAAACCCTGTTTCTTCTACTGGCACAAAAATTACGTTACCCCCAGTAACTATGCCTATTTCTGAGAGCAAATATATACGGATACCTGTACAAGTTGGAGATCAAGGGATTGCTGTTTCAGCCAGTGTAAGAATAGGCGGGATTACAGGTCTAGGTACTGGTCTAGCCCCTTTAAGTCCCGCAAGCAATTTAGGGGCATTGGTGTTTATGCCTGTTAGTAATGTTAACTGGGAAACTTTAGATCCAGATGCAGTAGTGATTAATGCTCCAAATGGAGCAATTATTCGTACTGTCGATGGAAAAGCCGTAGTTACTATTTCTAAAGATCAAATTAAATTAGACTATAACGGCAAAAATATCATTATTAACGGCTCAAATATTACAATTAATGGTGATTTACAAGTAAACGGAAAAATCAATAGTACTGGTGATATATCAGCAGGAAGTGTCACTATGGAAACCCACACGCATAATGTAGTCAATGTTCAAGGTGGACTTGCAACTATTACCACAACAGTTGGAGCAGGATAATGAGAACTTACGGAATAGACCAAAATACTGGAAAATGGACTTTATTGACTCAAACTCTTATTACTGGCGCGGGGAATCCTACAATTACTGTTGTAAATAGTGTTTTAAATCAACAGTTAACTGTAACAAGCACTTTATACAATGCTTTAATTGCATTTCCCGATGGATCTTCTATAGTTAATAACAATGATATTTTGTTAAATGATGTGGTAAAAAACTCTTTGGGACAAACCATTTCCAATGTTTGGCAAGATATTACTCAAAATTTTACTTTAACTTCTGCCCCATTACCAAATAATGTTGCTATGCAGCAAGGTGGATTTTTGTCTTTTTTAGCCGATTACGGTTTAAATAGAGGGGAAGAAATTATAGTAGATGTTGGATATATTTGGCTGGCTACTTTGGCTCAAACTTTAAGGTTAAACACCAAAGAAAGCCCTTTTTATGCAAATTATGGAATAGCAGGAGAACAATCTGTTCAAAGTCAAATTGCACCTACTATTGACATAACTAGAACGCAATCTCAATTTTCTTCATATTTTTCTAGTTTGACTATTTTTAAACAGCCAAATACCACTAACCCAACCTATAATGTTACAGCGGTATTTTTAAACGGCACTACTATTCAATCTGTTATAGCGACTTAGGAATAAATAATGGCAATAATGACTTCCGCAGGGGCAATTCCAAGTAGTCCTACAGCCCTTTTAAATGCTGAAATAGCAGCAGCTACAGCCCTTTCTCCCGGTCTTACAGCTAATCTTCCCGGATCTTTAATTGAAGATATGGCTTCTACTGCTACTGGCGCAGTTGTAATTCAAGACCAAGCCTATGTAGACTTGGTTAATTCTATTAGCCCATATACCGCAAATGAGCCTATTTTGTATGAATTAGGCGCAGTTTATGGTGTTACTAGAGGTCAAGGTTCTAATACATCTGTTTATATAACTTTTACAGGAACTCCCGGATTTGTTATTCCGTCAGGTTTTGTTGTGTCTGATGGGTCTTATCAATATGCTGTTCAAGATGGCGGAATAGTTGCTTCTAGTGGTCAATCAGCAGCTTTGTATTGTTTAGCTACTACTAGTGGATCTTGGGCTGTCCCCGATGGCACGGTTACCGTAATTATTACTTCTATTCCTTCAGGTATTACTTTAACTTGTACAAACTTGAGTACAGGTATCCCCGGCGCTTCTGCTCAAACTTTAACTGATTATCAAGCTCAAGTTATCCAAGCTGGTAAAGCTGTTGCTCAAGGTATGCCTACTTTTTTAAGAACTCAATTAGAAAATGTATCTGGAGTTCAAGCTAGATTAATCTCAATTCAACAATCAGGTACAAATTGGCAAATTATTGTAGGAGGTGGTGATCCCTATGAAGTTGGATATGCTATTTATACAGGACTGTTTGATATAGCAAA